TATAAAAATGGTTTACAAGATTTAAAGAAAGCAAGTTGGTATTTAAATAAATTAATAGAGATTAAAAATGAAAATAAAAGTTAAAGTATATATGGACATAAACATAGACCCTGACGAGTATGCTATTCCCTCTGATGGGGAAGTCACAGAAGATGTTTCAGAAGCATTACGAGAGTATGTGCATGAAATAAATGGAATGCAAATAGTAGCTATGAGAGTTACACAAGGGAGAAATACAGATGAATAACGTAGGATATAAACTACCAACAGACTACCAAAATTTTATAGCATTATCTCGTTACGCTAGATGGCTTTCCGAAGAAAACAGACGAGAAGAATGGTCAGAGACTGTGGACAGATATTTAAATTATATGCAAGACCATTTAATTAAAAATTATAATTATGATGAAAGAGTTTTTTATGAATTAAGAGACAGATTGTTTCACCACATAATAAATTTAAATGTCATGCCTAGCATGAGAGCATTGATGACAGCAGGAGTAGCATTAGATAAATGTCATGTAGCAGGATACAACTGCTCATATATACCTGTTGATAACCCTCGTGCTTTTGATGAATGTATGTATATTCTTATGTGTGGAACAGGTGTTGGTTTCTCTGTAGAAAGAGAAAACATAGATAAACTACCTGTTGTAAATGAACATTTTGAAGATAGTACAACAGTAGTTAAGGTTGCCGATTCAAGGGCAGGTTGGGCTAGAGCATTGAGGGAACTCATTGCGATGCTTTATGTTGGTCAGATTCCTGTGTTTGACGTTGAAGATGTCAGACCTGCAGGTGCTAGACTTAAAACATTTGGTGGTAGGGCATCAGGTCCTGAACCTCTAATGGACTTGTATCGGTTTTGTATCGGAATATTCAAAGGTGCAGCAGGTAGAAGATTGTATCCCATAGAATGTCACGATATAATGTGTAAGATTGGTGAGGTAGTAGTCGTTGGTGGGGTAAGGCGATCTGCCCTCATCAGTCTTTCAAATTTAGGTGATGACCAAATGAGACACGCAAAGTCAGGTCAATGGTGGGAGAATGAAAGTCAAAGAGCATTGTCCAATAACAGCGTTGCCTACAAGTATAAAATACAAATGGAAACATTTATGCGTGAATGGTTATCACTTGTCGAAAGTAAATCAGGTGAACGTGGTATCTTTAATCGTAAGTCTGCTATTGAACAGGCTAAGAGAAATGGTAGACGTAAAACTGATTATGCTTTTGGCTGTAATCCTTGTAGTGAGATAATACTGAGACCTTATCAGTTTTGTAATTTATCTGAAGTAGTCATACGAGCAGATGACACGGAAGAAACTTTATTAGAAAAAGTTGAGATGGCTACTATTCTTGGAACATTTCAATCTACATTAACTAACTTTAAATATCTACGAAAGATATGGAAAGATAATACAGAGGAAGAAAGGCTTCTTGGTGTTTCTCTTACAGGGATTATGGATAATAAATTATTTAATGACCACAACACAATGGTATTTGAAGATGGTCAGCAAGTATTTGATGGGTTAAGAGTTGGTGGAATACTTACAAGATTAAAGGAGAAAGCTATTGAAACAAATAAAAAACTTTCTGAAGAGTTGGGTATACCACAATCAACTGCAATCACTTGTGTCAAACCAAGTGGCACTGTATCACAACTTGTGGATAGTTCAAGTGGCATACACGCTAGACATAGCAAGTATTACATTCGTACTGTTCGTGGTGACAACAAAGACCCACTAACACAGTTTATGATTGACAGTGGTATTCCTAACGAACCTGATGTTATGAAACCAAATAGTACAACTGTATTTAGCTTTCCTATGAAATCACCTGAAGGTGCAACAACAAGAAATGATATGTCAGCCATTGACCAATTAAGAATGTGGCAAACATATCAAGAGTATTGGTGTGAACACAAACCATCTGTAACAATCTCTGTTAGAGAAGAAGAATGGATGGAAGTAGGTGCATGGGTATACAAACACTTCGATGAAATATCAGGAATAAGTTTCTTGCCACATAGTGACCACACTTATGCACAAGCACCTTACCAAGATATTACAAAAGAAGAGTATGAAAAGCTACAAAAAGAGATGCCAAAGCAAATAGATTGGTCTTTACTACAAAATTTTGAAAAAGAAGACCATACAACAGGCAGTAAAGAGCTATCTTGCACTGCTGGAGTTTGTGAGACAGTAGACATTGGTTCTACATAATTAGGTAGTTTACCCTTCGGAGGGTGAATTACACCCCTCTGAGGGGCTTTATATAAAGAAAAATTTTTAAATAGGAGCAAAAAAATGAGAGATATGCTAATTGGAGCTGCAAGAACCTACTATATGGGTTTGATTAACAAACATATAGCAAATGTTGAAATATTACTAACAAATCCTGTTGGTATCGGTGAAGATTCTCACCAAGACATACAAGCAGTTATCGAAGTAGAGTTAGGTAAGATAGCTGACTACCACGATAAACTAGAAATGTTGCAAAAGTTTTTTGTAAAGCCACAACAAACTGAACAAGCAACAGAAGAGAAGAAAGGTAAAAATGATAAATAGGTATGACCACAAAGGTAATCGTTTATCTAAATTTGATGCACCTTTAAGATTGCAATATGAAAGGGGTATTAGATCGTTTAGAAAGGGTAAGGTTAAAAGTCCTTATCCTCTAAACACTATGTTACATCGTGAGTGGCAAAGAGGGTTTGACTTCGCTTACTTTGTTAATTTAAAAAGGACTAAAAAGTATGAAGCTAGAACAAGAGGTAAAAGAGTTCATGGACAATAAAAATAAAAGTATGATAACTGCAACAGCCTATCAGGAACAAGCAAAGACTACAGCTATCTTTCCACCTGAAAGAGCATTAGAATATTTAACATTGGGGTTGGTCGGTGAAGCAGGTGAAGTTGCGAATAAAATAAAGAAAGTAATACGAGACAAAAAAATATTTAGGTCAGAGGTAGAAATAGCTAGTGAGATAGGAGATGTGTTGTGGTATTGTGCAATGTTAGCAGATTATCTAGACACTAATCTTGGTAAGATAATGGAAGACAATATAGATAAATTGCAATCAAGAAAGTCTCGTGGAACACTTGGGGGAAGTGGTGAC